AAATATGTATAATTATTATTTAATATTTGACGGTAATTATTTGGCTTATAGAACATTGTTTACTATAAAAAATTATGTATCAAATGAAAAAACACTTTCAGATGAAAAATCAAAAGGTATATTTATGAGAAAATTGACTGATGATTTTTTATCTATAGTTTCTTTGTTTAATACTAATAAAATAATTTTTGTAAAAGATTCTAAGTCTTGGAGAAAACAATTTGAAGGTGAATATAAAGCTACAAGAGAAAAATCAGAAGATATAGATTGGGATTCTTTATTTGCTTTAATTGACGAATTTACAGATAAATTAAAAAATTTAAATGTTGTAATTTCTAAAGTTGATATGTTAGAGGGTGACGATTTAATTGCTTTATGGTCTAAAAAATTAAATAAAGAAAATAAATCAGCAATTATAATATCAGCTGATTCAGATTTGATTCAATTAGTAGAATTAAACAATGATTCATTTACTATTATTTATAATGTTAAAAGTAATACAAAAAAATTTTATGCTTCAATCGGATTTAAAGAAAAATTATTTTCTTATAAATTTAATAACAATAGTGATATTTTTGAATCGTCAATAAATGTGTTAAATACAAACAAAATAAAAAAATTAATTTCAATTATTGAATCACATGATATAGAAGAAGTAAAATCAGAAGAAGTATTATTACATAAAGTTTTATGTGGTGATACTTCTGATAACGTATCATCAGTTTTTGTTATAGAAGTAAATGGAAAAAGAAAAAGAATTACAAACAAAGATGCAAAAAAGGTAATATCTTATTTAAATGATACATATAGTAAAGTTAATATCGATGAATTAAAATATAATAAAAATCTTCAGAATGAAATAAGATTAATTTTAGAAAAATCTTCAAAATTAAAGATTCCTAAGGATGAATTTTTTGAAAATTTATATAGAAATTTTAAACTAATTCATTTAAATGAAATCGAATATGATCAAAGTTTAATTGATTCTTTTAACGAGCATATAAATACTATAAATTACAATTTAAATTGTAAAACTTTGACAAAGGAGTCTATTTTATCTGAAACAGATTATTTTAAAAATGACAAAATGAAAATTTATAGTGATGCATTTTAGGAGTACAAATGGAATTTTTTGATGTTTTAAAAAGTTTTTGGAATAATGAAAAAGTGTCTAATTTAGATAGAGAAAAGTCTAGTTTTATGATAAATAGAAGAATTGCTTTAAAACATATATATATTTCTGCGTATTTATCGAGACCAGGTATTTATAGTGGTGCTATTACAACGTTTTGGAAATTATTTTTGAGAAAAAATTATGATCATTATCCTTCATGGCTTTATACTAAATCTTTAACAAAAACAAAAGAAAAAAAACAATATTCTATTAATGATTTTGATAGTGAAACTATAAATTTATTTTGTAAGATTAATAAGTGTGAAATTAAGTCTTTAGAACAAGCGTTTAAATTTTATCCAAATGAAATTTATAAAGAAATTGAATCTTTTAAAGAGGCTATTTAAAAAATTTAATATATAAAAAAAAGAATTTTAATGCCGCAGTTATCAAATATTATAACTCAAAAGGGTGACTATATTATATTGTCTTCTAAAGTTTCTTATGAAAATGTTACTGCTATAACTGGAATTAAAGAAGACATTGTAGAATCACAAGGTGATATATCTAAACAATTTAGATGGAGTTATAACGATTTGGTATTTTCTATGTGGATTGATTTAAATTTACAAAATTTAAATAAAATACCTTTTGATAAATTAAAAGAATTTTGGATTGAGTTTAGATATGAGATGCTATCAGATACAGGTGTATTTAATATAAATGCAACGACATTAGATGTCACCTATAAAAATACACCTAATACTTCAAAGCCTTTTTCTATTGCATATCCTGCTGATAAAGGAAATTTATATTGGCCAATAAAGTTAAAATCTTTTACTTGGAATCCTTATTCTCAAGAAAAAACTATAAGATTACAAAAAGAGTTATCTTATATGGCTAATCAGATATATGGACATGAGGTTACTTATTTTAGAGCAACTCCAAAACCTCAGTCAAAAAATATACATTTTTTAGAATATACATTGTATGGAGTAGACTCTAATCCTGAATGTCTGAAGGTTTTAGTGCCTGATAACACATTTCCTGATCATAAATTGAATCATAATGCGTTTGGAATTGATTTCGAGTTACCATTTGAATTACATATAGATAAAAGATATTTTGAAGAAATTTTTGGTGAAAATTCAAGACCACAAAAAAGAGATATAATTTATTTTCCTTTAACAAATAGAATTTACGAAGTTGTTAGTTCTAGTATGACTGTGCAGTTTATGAACGATTTTCTATATTGGCATGTTAGTTTGGTTAAATGGCAACCTAAAATTAACATTCAAATGGATAAAGAAACTGAAGATTTAATAAATAACATAAAAACAGATTTAACTGATGTATTTGGCGAAGAAATTGAGCAAACAGAACAAGATATTACTAATCCAATGCAACTAAAGGATATATCTTATAAATATCATAATTTATTGTTAGAGAGATTAAATTATGATTTAGAAAAAAATTATAAATTTACTAATTATTATACAACCGTTTTTGAATCTATGTATGATTTTGCATCACAATACAAAAATTATCCATTTAATACAATAGCATTAAAATATAATTTAAAAAATAATGTAAAAGAAACAGACGATTTTGTTTATACAGCTTGGTTTAATAAATTTAAATTAAACTATAAGACAAAAAAAATTTTAAGTATTGAAAATATAGTTAACAATTTAATAACTATAAAATATCATCCTTCAAACAATTTAATAAAAGAAAATAGTATTATATCTATAAACGATACTGAAGATATTAATTTATCGATTATTGGCGTTGTTAAAACAGTTGATGAAGAAAATTTATTATTAACTTTAGATGCTAAAAATTTAAATTTATTTCAAGCTGGTTGGGAAAAATCAACAACTTTATATATAAAAGAATCTTCATATATATCATTAATAAAGTCAAACGATGGTACAAAAGGAATTGATATAGAAATATATGATAATAATTTTTTAGTTTTAAAATTAAACGATAAAATAAAGATATTTACTTTAAGTCAACCTATAATTGACGATAATTGGTATTCGATCATTATAACGGTTTCAAATAAATTTAATCAGTTATCTTATTATTTGTACACTACACAAGATAAAGCTAAAAAAACAACAGCGTTAAAATTAATAGATAAACAAATTTTAAATGGTATTATAAGCGAAGATTATAGTTCTAATTTAAATTATTACATTGAATTGGCACCTGTTTATATTTCAAATATAAGAATTTTAAATGCAATAATAAATGAAGAGTTACATAGTAAATTTTTAAATATGCAAATTGTAAAAGATGCATCAAATTGTTTATTAATAGACAATGCAAAACCTGTAATAAAATTACCATATATTGGACAATCTAAATAAAATGACAAATAAAAAGTTTACAAAAAAAGATACTCCTAAAAAAGAGCAATTAAAAAAAGATATAGAATCTTTAGAATCAATATTAGAATCTTCAAACATTAAGTTTGAAAATGATCCTCCAAAAATCGATATAAATAAAGAAAAAGATAAAGTTTATTATCTTGATATTGAAAAAATTAAAACAGAGGCGTTAGCAGCTTCGACAGACTATGTTGATTATTTAGTTGATTTTTATTTAACAGGTGCGATATTAGATGAACCTTTTTTGAAAAAAAAGAAAGATGATGATACTCAAACATTAGCGGACTTAATATTTCAAATGAAAACATCTGAATATGCTATAATAAAATTATTAGAAGTTATAGACGAAGGTGGTCAAATAATTCCAAGAAATTTTGAAGTATTAGCGGGTCTTCAAAAATCAAAAATGGAGATCGTAAAACACTATGAAGCAGTCAAAATGAATATCGAAAATAATTATAGAAATATGGCATCTGCTTTTATTCAAAAACAAGAAAATAATATGCCTTTGTTAGAAGCTACAGGTTATGGTCAAAAAAAATTAATTGAAAAAATAAGAAACAATTCAAAAATAAATGAATTTGGTGATGTAGAAGAAGCTGATTATACAGTTGAAGAACATAAATTACCAGAAGGCGTAAAATTCTATAAGTGAAAATCATGGATATAGGTTTAAAAAATGTAGTTTCTCAAGCTCAAGACTATAAATTAAGCAATTCTCAAATTGTATGGACAACAGAGCTTGTTAATAAATGGGATTATGAAGAAGAACATGGTATGCAACATACTTTGCCTTCACCTTATAGTAATAACGTGATAGGTTTTAGAAAAGCTAATTTAAAATTTAGATTAACAGAAGAGGAAGAAGCTGAATTTTCAAAATGTGCAACAGATATTGTTTATTTTGTTGAAAAGTATTGTAAAACTATGACTGATGAAGGAGTTAAAAATATAAAACTATTTCCTCATCAAAAAAAAGTTTTAATTGAATTACAAAAAAATAGATTTGTCGTTTGGTTAAGTCCGAGACAAAGTGCTAAAACAACAACATCGGCGTTTTTTATAGTTTGGTATAATTTATTTAATTATGAAAGAAACTCGTTGGTTATAGCT